AAAAGAATAGATCAAAATATTATATCATTCAATTTAAAATTCGCATCACCTGAATTAATGGAAGCAAAAAGAATAAGAATAAGTCAAGCTTTCAAAGGTAATCTATTAAGTTTAGCAGCAAAAATATCTGAAGATTATTTAGGAATATTAAACGAACCAAATTCTCCAAAACTACAACCTCACTTCGAAAGAAGAATGGATGCTAAAGAAGAACATCATGTTCTTATTCCTAATTGGACAGTACAAGAAACAATAAATTGGTTGTGTAGTAAAGCACAAGACAATGACTTTAATAGTGGTGTAACAGATTCATTCTTTTTCTATCAAACAGCTAATGGAGGTTATCGATTAAATTCTATTAAAGATATGTATGAAACTAGATATCAAAATGGTTCAGAATTTGTTTATAGTAATATTAATGATAATGATGATGTTACTTATGATTCAACTGGTTCTGATTCATTAGGTGCTGGTAGGAGAGTAATAGATTACTACATGCCAAGTACTGCTAATGTATTAGAAGCTACTATGAAAGGTATGTTCGGTTCAAACTTATTAACAATCAATAACACGGGTAAATACTATCAAGAAAAATCATATAATTATATGGAAAGATTTTATATGGACGGTAAAAATAGTATAGATAAAGAACCTCTAATTAGAATTGAACCTGAAACTATGTATATAGGAGAAGCTGGTGTAGAAGGTAAAGAGACACTTGTTTCTGGTACACATGGTAATGAATATAAATCTATATCATCTTATCCTGATGCGTTTCGTCTATTATTAAATCAGAGTAATTTTGTTCATGATGAAAAGGGTCAAGTCAATACAGTAAATGGTGAAGCTCATTTTGGAGGTCAACAAGCTAGACAAGCAGTTTCACAATTATTAAAATTTCACCCAGTTCATTGTTTACTTTCAGCAAGAACAGATATATCTGTTGGTCAGTTAATCACATTAGTCTTACCAGATGCTACAGCCAATACAACAGAAGAAAGTAGATTTCATTCGGGTGATCATTTAATTACAAATGTGCAATGGACATTTAACAGAAATATATTAAATACAAATATTGTTTGTATTAAAGATTCGTATGAGAATTCTCTAGAGTTAAGTGAGATTAATTATGAAATGGATGATTCTGAACCACCAAACAAAGAACAAAGGAATAGTGAATAATGTATCAAGGTAAACAAGGAATGATTTGGTTCACGGGTATTGTTGAAGACAGGAATGACCCTTTAGCTTTAAATAGAGTTCGTGTCAGAATATACGGAGCTCATACACATGATAAGTCATTAATAGCGACACCGGACTTACCATGGACAGATGTTTTAATGCCAACAACATCACCGTCTTTATCAGGTCTAGGTAGAACAACACATGGTCTTGTTGAGGGATCAACTGTAATGGGATTTTATCGTGACGGGTCAGATCAACAAGATCCTGTTATATTTGGTTCTTTAGTAGGTATCCCTCAAGATTTTTATAGAATAGATGAAACTATAGATGATAAAATGACTAGAAGTTTTACTGAAATAAAAAGAAAAACAACTGATGGTTTTAATGATCCTAGATTAGATACTAAAGATTCCTATGAAGGGACACCAGACGGACCTAATCCTGAACATTTAAACAGAACTTATGGTCTAACATTATCTCTAGACAAATCTCCAAGGAGAGATGGTTTGTCTGCGGGTGAATCATATCCAAAGTCATCATACATTGAAAAATCAGATATAAACTTTTTATCAAAAGGAGACGCTACACAATATCCAGTAATTAATTTATCTAAAGGAGAACCTGATAGAGCAACTTATGTTGCACCAATATACCCATTCAATCATGTACATGAAACAGAATCAGGTCATGTATTAGAACTAGATGATACACCAGATAAAGAAAGAATACATTTGTATCATAGAAAAGGAACTAGATATGAAATAGATAATGCTGGGACAGTTATAGAAAAGATAGTCAAAGATAAGTACACACTAATCTTAGGTGAAAATAAAGTTAAGATTCAAGGAGCAGTCGATATTGAAGTAGGTGAAAGTATAGTATCAAACACAATAGCTGCAGCAGGTGGTTCTGAAAAATTAACAGAAGATGCAACAAGTGGTATTGTAAATGAAGATGGAACACTTACAGATACTACAAAACAAAAACTTTCAGATGCAGGTGTTACAGAAGACCAAATAACAGAAATTGAATCAGACAAATCATTTAAAGATGCTGTAACATCTTCTGCAAAAGAAGCTATAGATAATATGGCAGATGAAGAAACTGTAAAAGATAAAGTATCATTAAAAACAGTTATAGATACAGTTGAGTCAATCGATACAGAAACTAAAGCAGGTGTAGATAGTGTTGTAAAAGAAGTGTCTGGAGCTGTCGGTGGTTTGACTGAAGAAACAGAGCATGTAATTGACACAGCATTACGAGAAGTTACAGCTGCAGGTGATTCTGTAAACGCGGCTATAGACTTTGTAGAAAGTGAATTAGAGAATAAAAAACAAGAACTTGAAGATACTGTATTAAATGAATTGGGTATTAATGCTGTTAAAGAAAAACTAGAAGCAAAATTTACTGAAGCTGTAGCATCTGTAGAAGCACTACAAGCCGAAGTAACAGAAAAAGTTACTACTGCTGTTAGTGAAACAGCTACAAAAGTTTTGGGAGAAGAACTTGGTGGAAAAGTTGGTGAGATTGTAACTGAACAATTAACTAGTGCTGTTACAAGTGTTGCTCTTAGTGCTATCGGAGGAGTATTAGGAAGTAATCTTGTTAATGTAACTGTTGCCGGTTCAGCTAAAATAAAAACAATGGGAAGTACTACAGTTCAATCTTTAGGTGGTTCTACAAATATTACATCAGCTATGAGTACTAATATAACAACTCTTACTGGTGGTACAAATATTACAACTGCAGTAGGAACTACAAATATTACAAATGGTGTTGGAGCTATAAACTTAACAGCACCTATAACAAACATACTTTCACCTGTAATTAATACAACAGGTGTTTTAAATCATACCGGAGCTATGAATGTATTTGGAATACTTACAGGCGGTGCAATAACATCACCTATAATTCAGAGTGGTGCAGCTTTCTTAGCAACTCATACACATCCAATTGTATCTGGTTCATCTGCAGGATCAACAACTCCTGGTGTAGGGTAATGTATAAACAAATAATATAACAGACATAAATAACTATATGGCACAGTTTAATTCTAAAAATCAAAGTTCGACAGTAGCAAAAAGATGGTTTACTGATATTGACATTAATATGTCATTGCATCCTGAATCTGAGGATTTAGCACTAAAATATGATATAAATGCTGTCAAAAGAAGTATTAGAAATATTCTCTTGACAAATAATTACGAAAGACCTTTCAAACCTAGTTTTGGTAGTAATATGAGAGGTATGTTATTTGAGTTAGCTACAAGTGAAACAAAGATAATTAAGAGAAATATAACTGAAGCAATAAGAACTTTTGAACCAAGAGTAACAATAGACAATATACATGCAAAATTAATAGATAATTCAATGAAAATCACAATACTTTTTGGTATTAGAAATGTACCAGGTTCTCAAGAATTAGATGTAATAGTAGAGAGAGTAAGATAACATGGCAACTATAAACAGTTCGAACATTAATATAACAGATTTAGATTTTGATGAAGTATCAACTAGTCTAAGAGAATATTTAAAAGGACAAGATAATTTAAAAGATTATAACTTTGAAGGTTCTAACTTAGCAGTACTAATTGATTTATTAGCATACTCAGCACATACATCTGCATTCAACGCAAATATGGTTGCATCAGAAATGTTTTTAGATACAGCACAGATAAGAAAAAATGTTGTATCAAGAGCAAAAGAATTAGGATATACACCAAGTTCAAGAACAGCTGCGAAAGCTACTTTTGATTTAACAGTAAATTCACCTAAGATAGCTGGTGAGACACCATCAAATTTAACTATTAGTAGAGGACACCAATTCTCAACAGTATTTGACGGCACACAATTTAATTTTA